CTGGAAAAAATCCTTGAAAGCAGAAATGTGTATTTTCAACCTCCTGAGTCGGTAAAAATGAAATACCCCGCTATCGTTTATGCACTTGATGATATCGAAAATGTGCACGCCGATAACGGGGTTTATTCATCTCACAGGCACTATTCAGTCACTATTATTGACTCTGACCCGGATAGTGAGCTTGTCGGTAAGGTGGTTTCTATACCTACCTGCCGATTTGAACGATATTATGCAAGCGAGAATCTGAATCACTGGAATTTCTCGCTCTATTTCTGATAAGGAGGAATATCTTTATGTCCAAAATCATTTGGGATAAAACTGGCGAGCGCCTGTACGAAACCGGCTGTGACCATGGCGTTCTCTATCCGATGCAGACCGGCGGCGTTTATAACAAGGGCGTCGCATGGAATGGTCTGACTGCCGTTACCGAGAGTCCTTCCGGGGCCGAGGCTTCCCCGATTTATGCTGACAACATCAAGTATGTCAACCTGGTTTCTAACGAGGAGTTCGGCGCTACTGTCGAGGCATATATGTACCCCGATGAGTTTGCCGAGTGTGATGGTTCCGTTGAGATCATGCCCGGTATGTACGCCGGTCAGCAGTCCCGTAAGACTTTCGGCTTGGCATATCGTACCATTCTGGGTAACGATACCGATCTGAACGATTACGGTTATAAGCTGCATCTGGTTTATGGTTGTTTGGCAGCGCCTTCTGAAAAGGGTTACAGCACTGTCAACGACAGTCCTGAGGCGGCTACTCTGTCCTGGGAAATCAGCACCACGCCTGTCTCTATCAACAAGCTGGTCAACGGTAAGAAGCTGAAGCCGACCGCCACGCTGACCTTTGACTCCACTAAGTTTAATGCCGAGTTCATGACTCAGCTGGAAGAGATCCTGTACGGTAAGGACCCGACCACCGATGGCGGCAACGATGGTGTCGAGCCTCGTCTGCCTCTGCCCGATGAGATTATCGAACTGTTCGATAAGACTCTGAATCCTCAGGGCTAATCTGTATAATTATGGAGCCGTATTCAGGTAAGCTGGCGGCTCCTACTTTTTTTAATTTGAAAGGAGAAAAATTCAATGACTAAGGAAACTATCACTTATACCGATCTGAATGGCGTTCAGAGAACCGAAGATTTCTACTTCGACCTGTCCAAGCCTGAAATCGTAAAGATGCAGGCGAGTGCCAAGGGTGGCTACGATGTTCAGCTCAAGAGTATCGCTGCCAGTCCGAATGGGGCGCTTATTATGGAGTTCTTCGAGAACTTTATTAAGACTGCCTATGGCGAGAAGAGCGATGATGGCAGACGCTTCATGAAGTCCGAGGAAATTTCCAGAGGCTTTATGGAAACTCCCGCTTATGAGGTCCTGTTTGAGAAGCTTGTCACCGATGCCGGCGCTGCATCCGAATTTGTCAACCGTGTGATGCGTGCCAACGGCAATAAGCAGGCTGCGCCCATCGCATCTAATTAAAGAAAGCTCGGAGGACTAAGGAATGCTGAAAATTACTGTGCCGGCTGCCGAGTTTTGGGATGAAATTCATGAGGAATTTGTCTACAAGAAAGAGCAGACTTTGCAGTTGGAGCATTCCTTAGTCTCTCTTTCAAAATGGGAAAGCAAATGGAACAAGGCATTTCTCGGAAAACAAGAAAAAACCGATGAGGAAATTCTTGATTATGTACGATGTATGACCTTAACCCAGAATGTCGATCCCGAAGTATATACTCGGCTGTCTGCTGAAAACTACGCCGCCATCAATGCGTACATCGAAGCACCTATGACTGCTACTTGCCTTATCGAGGATAAGCAGACAAGAGGTAATAAAGAAACGGTTACGTCGGAGCTTATTTACTACTGGATGATTTCTTATAACATCCCTGTGGAGTTTCAAAAATGGCATTTGAACAGACTGCTGACCCTCATACGGGTATGTAATGTCAAGAACTCTCCACCTAAGCGAAGAAGTAAGCGTGAAATGTGGAATCGGAACGCAGCTATCAACGCTGCCAATCGAAAACGCTTTGGCTCCAAGGGGTGATTGAATGAACAGACGATGCCGAAAATGCATGTTAAGGCGAGTTTGCCATAAAAAGCAGCCTTACAATAACTGGCTTAAAACTTTTACCAAAAAAGCAGTAGCAATCATTCTGATGGTTTCACTGATTGATTTGCAACTGTCTTATGTGCTTGCCTTTATGGGGCAAGTACAAATTGCGGAATCGCTTTCCAGCACAATAGCGTCGACCGTTGTCGGGGTTATGCTTGGCTACTTCTTCAAAGCCCTTTTCGAAACATTCTTCGAAAAGCGTGAAGAACGACTCAAGCAGGAAAGCGAACCAGAAGAAAATACGAATTATGAGGAGGTTTAGTTATGCCTATCAGTTTTTTGACTACAGCACTGTTGATCGTATCCGTTATCACGAATCTGACAGTGGAGGGCATTAAGAAGCTGCTTGACGGAACGAAGGTCAAGTATTCTTCTAATGTTCTTGCGGCAGTTCTGTCCGTCCTGATCGCCTGTGCTGTTAGCGTGATTTACCTTATCATGACCGACACGGTCTTTACTATGAAGATTGGGGTTGAGATCGTCGTTCTGATGTATCTGGGCTTCCTGATCTCTACGGTCGGTTATGACAAGGTTATTCAGATGCTGAAACAGATTCAGAGCGTGAAGGAGGAAACGAAAAATGAGTAACAGCCCTTTGGTATCCTATACCAAGTTAAGTCCTAATCATTCCGGGCAGAGAACCCATGTCGTCGACCGTATCACGCCTCATTGTGTAGTCGGTCAGTGCTCTGTAGAGACTCTGGGTAATATTTTTGCTCCGACTTCCCGACAGGCTTCTTGTCAGTATGGTATCGGCGTGGATGGTCGAGTGGGTATGTATGTGGAAGAAAAGAACCGTTCCTGGTGTTCTTCCTCTAATGCAAATGACCAGCGTGCAATCACAATCGAGTGTGCCAGCGATGCCACACATCCTTATGCATTCAACGATACTGTATATGCGAAACTGATCGAGCTTTGCGCAGACATTTGCAAGCGTTACGGAAAAACCAAGCTGCTCTGGTTCGGCGATAAGACTAAGACTCTGAACTACGAGCCGGCTTCCAATGAAATGGTTCTGACCGTACATCGTTGGTTTGCCAATAAGAGTTGCCCTGGTGATTGGATGTATGCTCGAATGGGAGATCTTGCGTCCAAAGTTACGGCTAAGCTTGGGGGCTCTGCTGGCGGAACTGAGAAGCCTGCCGATAATCAGGCACTTTATCGAGTGCAGACAGGAGCCTTCAGCAATAAGACGAATGCAGATGCAATGCTTCAGAAGGTGAAAGCTGCCGGTTTTGATACTTACATTGTTAAGGTCGATAATCTTTACAAGATTCAGGTCGGCGCATTCAGTAAGAAAGCAAATGCTGACGCTATGGCTGCAAAGCTGAAAGCTGCTGGTTTTGACACCTATATAACAACCAAAAGTGGGACGGCAGTCTCTGCATCTTCTGCGAAGAAAAGCACTGACCAGATCGCCCGCGAAGTAATTCAGGGTCTGTGGGGTAACGGCGTGGACAGGACTAATCGTCTGAAGGCGGCTGGTTACGATCCTTCCGTAATACAGAATCGGGTTAATCAGCTTCTTAAATAAGGAGGTCCGTGAATGATAAGGTTCAGTCACAAGGGAGACTTCTCTAAGGTTACACGCTTTTTGGAGAGGGCAAAAGAAGTGGTCCATCTCGGAGACCTCGACAAGTATGGCCGAGAAGGGGTCGCTGCTCTTGCGTCTGCAACGCCTGTCGATTCCGGTTTGACCGCCAGTTCATGGTATTACGAGATCGTAAACCGAAATGGATCTGCAAAGATCACCTTTTACAACTCAAATATTCAAAATGGGGTTCCAATTGCGATCATTCTGCAATATGGTCACGGGACTCGCAACGGGGGCTGGGTACAGGGTCGAGATTACATCAATCCTGCTATCCAGCCTATTTTCGATAAAATTGCAAATGAAGCATGGAAGGAGGTTACGAAGCTATGAGTAAAACTATCGACGAAAGAGTCGTAGAAATGCGGTTTGACAATAAGCAGTTTGAGAGCAATGTTCAAACCAGTTTGTCCACCATTGAAAAATTAAAGAAAAGTTTGGATATGGACGGCGCTACAAAAGGTCTTGAAAGCATTGACAGTGCTGCTAAGAAAGTCGATATGTCGGGGCTTGGCTCTGCGGTTGAAACAGTAAAGACTCGATTCTCGGCATTGGAGATCATGGCTGTAACCGCCCTTGCAAACATCACCAACTCAGTTGTAAATACCGGTAAACAGATGCTCCACTCCTTGACAATCGAACCCATTAGTCAGGGCTTTGAGGAATACGAGCTGAAGATGGGGTCAATTCAGACCATCATGATGAGTACCGGCGCCTCTCTTGAAGAAGTTAATAAGTATCTTCAGGAATTGAACACTTACTCGGATAAGACCATTTACTCCTTCCAGGATATGACTTCCAACATCGGTAAATTTACCAATGCTGGTGTCGGTCTTGAGGATGCAGTAATGGCTATTCAGGGTGTGTCGAATGTTGCCGCTGTGTCCGGCGCCAATGCAAATGAGGCATCCCGTGCCATGTATAACTTTGCGCAGGCACTGTCTGCCGGTTATGTCAAGCTGATTGACTGGAAGTCAATTGAGAATGCTAATATGGCGACCGTTGAATTTAAGACTCAGCTTCTTGAGTCGGCTGTTGCCTGTGGCACCTTGACTAAAACTGCCGACGGCATGTATAAAACGGTTAAGGGTAATGTCATCGATGCTACACATGGCTTCAATGATTCTTTGCAGGATCAGTGGATGACCACGGAAGCTCTGGTCGGTACTCTTCGCAATTATGCGGATGAAACGACTGAAATCGGTGCTAAAGCATTTGCGGCTGCACAGGATGTTAAGACATTCACTCAGTTGATAGATACTCTCAAGGAAGCCGTAGGCTCCGGATGGGCAAATACATGGGAAATCCTGTTTGGTGATTTTGAGGAAGCCAAAGAACTTTGGACTGGACTCAGCCAGGTTATCGGTGGATTTATCGATGCCCAAGCAGATGCTCGCAATGAGATGTTGCAAGGGTGGAAAGATCTTGGCGGAAGAACCAAACTGATTGAGGCACTTAAAAATGCTTTTGAAGGCGTTCAGAGTGTTATCAAACCGATCTATGAGGCATTCCGTGAGATATTTCCTCCCACCACAGCCCAGCAGCTTTATGATATTACTGAGAATTTGCGAAAATTCACAGCAAATTTGAAGCTCAGTGATACAGCTTCAGCTAATCTAAAATCCACTTTCAAAGGCTTGTTTGCGATCTTGGACATCGTTAAACAAGCCTTTTCTGCTATATTTACGGCAATTAAACCGTTGTTTGGCGGGTTTGGGACACTCGGAGATGGAATTCTTGGTTTCACTGGTGGGATTGGCGATGCTATTGTTGCGTTTGATGAGTTTATCAAAACCAGCGGAGCATTCCAGAAAGTTGGTGAGGGTATCGCTACGGTCATACAGACAATTATGACAGCTTTATCCACACTGAAGAACAAGATCAAAGAAAAATTTGAATCCGCCAATTTCGAATTGTTTCATTCTCTGCTTGAGCGAATTCATGAGAGGATGACTCAAGTCGGAGAAGCAGCCGGTGAGATGAAATCTGGGGTTATCGTCGCCTTTGAGGTCATTGGTGAGGCTCTTGCTAATTGCCAATTTGTTCAGCTTCTCTCTGCTGTGTGGAACGCCGTTAAGACAATCGGAAGTGGCATCGTTAAAATCCTTGGCGAACTCGGCAGTTCTTTAGCAAAGAATCTCGGTGAAGCTAATTTCAGCGGAATTATTGATCTGCTGAATGGTATCTCGTTCGGTGCTATTGCTGTCGGTATCACAAAGTTTGTCGGCACCTTCCGAAAAGCTATTGAAGATATCGGCAGTTTCAAGGAATCTTTTATCGGAATTCTTGACAGTGTTCGAGGATGTTTTGAAGCTTACCAGACTCAGTTGCAGGCTGGTACATTGCTGAAGATCGCGTCGGCCATTGCTATTCTTACTGCATCTTTGATTGCGCTTAGTCTTGTGGACAGCGAAAAGCTGAATGTAGCCCTTGGAGCAATCACTGTGCTATTCGCTGAACTTCTTGCTTCGATGGCTGTATTCAACAAAATCAGCGGTCAGGCAACTGGTGTGATGAAGAGTGTAACTGCTATGCTCGGAATTGCTACGGCAGTGCTGATTTTGGCGAGCGCACTTAAAAAGATTGCTGATCTGGATGCAAAGCAGCTTACTACTGGTCTGATTGGTGTTGCAGGTTTGACGACTATGATGGTTGCCGCAGCCAAAGCTATGAGTTCCAACAGTAAAACCATCATCAAGGGTGCTACTCAAATGGTGATCTTTGCAGCCGCAATCAAGATTCTTGCTTCTGTTTGCGAGCAACTTGCTAAATTGGACTGGAACCAGCTTGCGAAAGGTCTTGTCGGCGTTGGTGTATTGCTTGCCGAGGTTTCTCTGTTCCTGAGAACCGCAAAATTCAGCGGTAAATCCATTACTACGGCTACAGGCATCGTGATTCTTTCGGCAGCAATCAAGGTGTTGGCTTCTGCCTGCAAGGACTTCGGCGAGATGAAATGGGAAGAAATCGGTAAGGGGCTTGCATCTATTGCAGTGCTTCTTGCTGAGGTTACCGCTTTCACCAAGCTTACTGGTAACGCTAAACATGTAATCTCTACAGGTGTAGCACTCGTTGCTATCGGAGCAGCCATGAAGATATTCGCATCGGCTGTAAAAGACTTCTCTGGAATGCAGTGGGACGAAATTGCAAGAGGTCTTGTTGCTATGGCCGGGGCTTTGGCGGCGGTTACAATTGCCGTCAACTTCATGCCGAAAAGCATGATCGGCATCGGCACTGGTCTTATTGCTGTCTCTGCGGCTTTACTTATACTTGCCAATGCTCTTAACCAGATGGGTTCAATGTCTTGGGAGGAAATCGCCAAGGGTCTTATCACTCTGGGCGGCGCAATGGCCATTCTTGCAATCGGTCTGAATGCCATGACAGGTACTCTTGCAGGTTCTGCGGCGCTTCTTGTTGCTGCAAGTGCCCTCTTGGTGCTTACTCCGGTACTGGCTATTCTCGGCGCCATGAGTTGGAGTTCCATCGTGAAAGGTCTCGTTACCCTGGCAGGTGCATTTGCTATCCTCGGTGTTGCAGGTGCTGTATTGACTCCGTTGGTTCCTTCTATTCTCGCTTTGAGTGGCTCGCTGGCACTAATCGGGGTAGCAGTTGTCGGTATTGGTGCCGGGCTTGCTCTGGCAGGTGCCGGTTTGTCCGCCTTGGCAGTAGGCTTAACAGCTCTTGCTGCTGCGGGAACTGCCGGTGCTACAGCCATCGTCGCTTCTTTGACTGTTATTATCACAGGCGTGGCAGCCCTTATTCCTGCAATTGTAGCCAAGATCGGCGAGGCAATTGTCGAGTTCTGCAAAGTTATCGCAGATAGTGCAGGAGCCATTGGAGAAGCAGTCAAGGCGGTTGTTCTTATGCTGGTGGATGTACTTGTTGAGTGCGTTCCCGCTATCGCTGATGGGGCATTGAAGCTCATTGCAGGTGTTCTTGAAGCATTGGTGGAATATACCCCGTCTATCGTCGATTCCATCTTCCAATTCCTTATCGCAGTGCTTGAGGGCGTTGCTAAGAATCTTCCGGGTCTGATTCAGGCTGCTATTGATGTATTGATGGCATTCTTCTCCGGTATTGTGGATGCACTTAAGGGTATTGATACAGAAACTCTTCTTAAGGGAATTGTCGGTATCGGCCTGCTTGCAGCAATTATGGCTGCTTTGAGCGCAGTAGCAGCTCTTGTTCCTGGTGCCATGCTGGGCGTTCTCGGTATGGGCGCTGTTATCGCTGAACTCGCTCTTGTTCTTGCTGCGGTCGGTGCTCTGGCGCAAATTCCTGGCTTGAACTGGCTTATCAACGAAGGCGGTAATCTGCTTCAGGGAATTGGTACGGCAATCGGTAAGTTTGTTGGTGGTATCGTCGGTGGCTTTATGAGTGGCGTATCCAGTCAATTCCCGCAAATTGGTTCTGATCTTTCCGGGTTTATGGCCAATGTTCAGCCGTTCCTTGATGGCGCAGCTTCCATAGATCCGGCTATGCTGGATGGTGTTAAGGCTCTTGCAGAAACGATTCTTATCCTGACAGCCGCAAATATTTTGGATGGTCTAACCTCGTGGTTCACTGGCGGAAGTTCGCTCTCTGGCTTTGCTGAAGAGATGGTTCCGTTCGGAAAAGCTATGAAACAATTCTCTGATGAAATCAGCGGTATTGATGGAGAAGCAGTTTCCAATGCTGCAATCGCAGGTAAGACTCTTGCAGAGATGGCTGATACACTTCCTAATACTGGCGGTGTCGTTGGCTTCTTTGCCGGAGAGAACGATATGAATGCCTTCGGTGAACAGCTTATTCCATTTGGTCGTGCCATGCGTAACTTTGCAAACGAAGTCGCCGGAATTGACGCCAGTGTTATTACTGAAGCAGCTACCGCTGGTAAGGCACTTGCAGAGATGGCAAGCACCGTTCCAAACAGCGGCGGCGTAGTTGGCTTCTTTGCTGGTGAAAACGATATGGATGACTTTGGCGAACAGCTTGTTCCTTTCGGCAGAGCAATGAAGGATTTCTCTGACGCTGTTTCCGGACTGAAAGCCGATGTCATTCAAAATAGCGTTACCGCAGGTCAGGCTTTGCTTGAACTTGCGAATACGGTGCCGAATACGGGCGGTGTTGTATCCTGGTTTACGGGCGATAACGACCTTGAAACCTTCGGTGAACAGCTCGTTCCGTTTGGCACAGCAATGAAGAACTATTCTTTGGCTGTTACAGGATTGGATGCATCTGTCGTCACAAACTCCGCAAATGCAGCTAAAGCTCTGGTTGAGCTTTCAAACAATTTGCCGAATAGCGGCGGTATCGTATCCTGGTTTACGGGCGATAACGATATTGCAAGCTTCGGTGAGCAGTTGGTATCTTTCGGTCAGTCATTTGCCGCGTACTACAACAGCGTTAGCGGAGTGGATGTAGCTAAGCTGAGTGGTGTGGTTGTCGAGTTCAGAAATCTTGTGGATTTGGCAAACGGCATTAAGAGTGTTGATACAAGTGGAATGTCTACATTTGCTCAGAATCTTACGAATTTGGGTAATGCTGGTATCGATGGCTTTATCAATGCCTTTACAAATGCTAATTCCCGTGTAAGTACAGCCGCAAACACAATGGTCACTACATTTATCAACGCCGCCAAAGCACAGCAAGGAAATCTGACAAGCACTTTCACCACCATGATTAACGGTATTGTCACTACTTTTACAAGCAAGTACAGTCAGTTCACAGTCATGGGGCAGACGATGATGACTAACTTTATCTCTGGTATTCGTACCGGCGACGCATCTGCTCGGTCGGCATTTGTCGCAATCGTATCCGGTTGTCTGACAGCAATCCGAAATAAGTTCTACGAGTTTAACACCGTTGGACAGACTACGATGACAAATCTCATTGCTGGCATTCGAACAAAAAACCAGCTTGCAAAAGATGCCTTTGTTCAGATCATCAACAGTTGTCTGACAGCAATCCGAAATAAGTACACCGACTTCTATAACGCCGGTAAGTATCTTGTTGAAGGATTTGCCGCTGGCATAACTGCCAACACATACATGGCTGAAGCGAGAGCAAGAGCTATGGCAAGAGCAGCGGCAGCGGCAGCAGAAGCGGAACTCGACATTAACTCACCGTCTAAAGTTGGCTATCGAATTGGCGGATTCTTTGGTATGGGCTTCGTCAATTCCCTGATCGACTACACCGATAAGTCTTACGATGCCGGTGCATCTGTTGCAAAGTCGGCTAAGGAAGGACTCTGCAACGCGGTTTCCAAGATCGGTGCTTTCATCGAAAACGGAATTGACTCTCAACCGACAATTCGACCGCTGCTTGATCTGTCTGATGTAACAGAGGGTGCTGGTAGATTGTCGGCACTTCTGAGTCGGAATCAGGCAATGAAGATCAGCGCTGGCATGGAACATGAGGGTACTGGTATCGTTCAAAATGGCGGTATTACACCTACCTCCGGAAACAACTACAATTTCACACAAAATAACTATTCACCTAAGGCACTGTCGAGGATCGACATTTATCGTCAGACGAAGAATCAGTTCTCGGCGTTGAAAGGATTGGTGGAAACATGATTCACTCATTTGCTATCACCAATTACTTAGGTGATAGGATCAAACTTGACTTGAGGGAGCCTGAGGTTTCGGGCTTCCTCATCAAGTCTGTAACCGGCTTAGGTCCGGTCAAAGCAACTGTCAACACGACAGAAGTCGTCACTAATGACGGCTCTATGTTTAACTCCGCCAGATTGAGTCAGCGAAATATTGTTTTCCAAATCGTATTTGTTGATACAGTCTACGGAGAAACGATCGAGGATGTACGGCAGAAATCCTACAAATACTTTCCGGCAAAGAAAAGCGTTGAAATCATTATCGAAACTGATAACCGATATGTACGAACAAGCGGTTATGTGGAATCGAATGAACCGAACATTTTCAGTTCGCAGGAAGGTACATCAATCTCAATCATTTGTCCTGACCCATTCTTCTATTCAGCCGGAGAGGATGGAAACAATGTAACGGATTTCTACAGTATTGACCCGATGTTTGAGTTTCCATTCTCGAACGAGTCTCTGACGGAACCTTTGCTTGTATTTGGCGAAATTCAGATCAAGACGGAGGGTGTCATCACTTACTATGGCGATGCCGAAATCGGCGTAACGATCTATATTCATGCAATAGGACCGGCAAGCAACATCAATATTTACAATACGGAAACCAGAGAAGTCATGAAGATCGATACTGTGAAGCTCCAAAAGCTAACTGGAAAGGGTATCGTCGCAAGTGATGATATCGTCATTAACACCTCAAAGGGTGATAAGAGCATTACTCTGATTCGTGAAGGCGTTTCGTACAATATCCTGAACTGTTTGGATAAGAATACCGACTGGTTTACCTTGGCAAAAGGCGATAACATTTTTGCCTTTACTGCTGACAGCGGTGTTACGAATCTTCAGTTCAGAATTGAAAACAAAGTCATCTATGAGGGGGTATAACTATGGAACTTTTGGTCTTAAACACCGACTTTGAGTCCATAGCCGTCATAGATACTTACGAATCTATGATATGGACTGACCGGTATAATTCGTATGGAGATTTCGAGATATTCTTCGCTATGGATACACAACTCTTGCAGTATTTGAAAGAGGATTACTATCTTTGGTTGAAGGATTCGGAGCACTGTATGATTATCGAGGACATCAAGATCAATGCCGACACAGAAGAAGGAAATCATCTTATCGTCACAGGTAGATCGTTGGAGTCTATTCTTGAACGCCGCATCATCTGGGGGCAGCGAATCTTTAACGGAAATCTTCAAAATGGCATCCAGACGATGCTAAACGAATGCATCATTTCACCGTCTATTGCTGATCGAAAGATTTCCAACTTTGTGTTCGTGCCTTCTGCCGACCCTAAAATTACAAGTCTGAAAATCGACAACCAATACACAGGTGACTGCCTGTACGATGTCGTCAAAGGACTTTGTGAGGAAAACAATATAGGGTTCAAGATCGTACTGACAGATGAAAACAAGTTTGCGTTCAGTCTGTATGCCGGCGTTGATCGCTCTTATGAGCAGACAGAAAATCCGTATGTTGTTTTCTCTCCAAACTTTGAGAACATCATCAACAGCAACTATTATTCATCCAGAGCGAGTTTTCGAAATGTGACTCTGGTCGCAG